AATACGCACAGGAGAAAGTCCAGTGTTAGACACAATGAACCGTTACCTCGCGGGGTTCCGCGAGGTGCGATGGGTGCATGCCCTGCGCTCCTGCCTGATTCCGATCGGCGATCGTATGTCCTCGCAGGCTCTCACGCCCGCTGGCCTCGTCGTCGGCACAACTGACACCACGACGGCGAAGATCGGCGCGGCGGCGTTCCAGGCCTGCGCCAACGGTCGCATGGTGACGATCGCCGCCGGCACCGAATTGCCGAAACCGCTAGGCCTCAACGTGACTACCGGGTTTTTCGGCATCGGGTGCTGGTTCACCGACAGCGCGGGCACCGTGACGTTCGCGCCCGGTCCCAACGGCACGACGGCGGGTAGCGCGGGGTTCCCGCAATTCCCGCGTGGGCAGGCGCTGATCGGCTTCATCACCGTGACGATCAGTGGCTCTTACATCGGCGGCACCACGCCACTGAGCGGCGCGACCACCGCCTATTTCTCGCCCACCGGGGCGTTCGATCCGACGATCCTCGTTTGAAAGGGGAATGAAATGGCTACCCTCAACTTTGATTATGGTGTCACACAGAACCTGTCCAATGCGGGTGTGGTCGCCGGGACTACCTCGACCTACACGACGACGGCGGCGACTGTTTGCGCGATCCAGGGCAAGTTCGCGACCCCCCTGGCGGCGCAGACCGCGCAGCCGACGCCAACCACCGACGCGGTCACCGGGCAACCGTTTGTCGCCGTGCCGCCGAACAGCACATGCGTGCTGGTCCTCGGCGTTAACGCCGCTGGCGTGATCCAGATGGCGCAGGGACAGATCCTGCCGACCACCACTGGCGTCACGACCACCGTGGGGGCGTTTCTGCGCGACCCGCAGTTCCCGCCGATCCCCGACAATTTCTGCGCGCTCGCGTATGCGATTGTGAGAACAGCACCAGCCGCCGCGCCGTGGACGCCGGGCACGGGTAGTTGGACAGCATCCGGCGTAGTTACGACTGCGTTTCAGAACGTTAGCCAATTGCCATCTCGGCCACAGCTTTCCTGATCTGGTGCCGTCGTCAGTCCCAACGGGCAAACGGCCCATGAATTCTGGCGGCGGCGTCCTGATAGGCCTGCGTGGCTTCCTCGATGGTATCGAAGGTGCCGAGGTATGCTTCCTTGTTCCTGGACCTGATCCTGGCCATGAAACCGCGCCCATGGGCCTGAACACCCTTGACGCCAACCTTGTTGTCCCTCCGGACCAAGATGTTGGCCATGTTCAGACCGTTTGTCGCGGCTCGCAGATTGTCGATGCGGTTGTTCGCGGGGTTTCGATCAGCATGATCGATGGTGTCAGGAAGCGGTTCGCCGTGGGTCAGAAGCCAAATCAACCTATGTGCGTAGTATGGGTGGTTCTGGAGTCGGATGAGGATATATCCGGCCTTTGTCACCGCCCCCGCGGGCTTCCCTACATTCTTGGCGTTCCATGACCGGAATGTCCGTTCGCTGTCAAACATCTCTCGCGGTCTCGGCAGCCAGGTCAGGGCGCCGGTTTCGGGGTCATAAGCCAGCAACTGGCGCACGAGGTCGCGAGGCGGTAATGGCTTGGGAAGCACGTCGATCCTCCACCCTAGGGTCAGTGTCAGGACGCTCAGAGCCGGTTCAACGGCCTGGGCGTCCGCCTCTGATCATGAATGAACCGTCCCGTAACGGCAACAGTCAGAGGTGATGCATGCCGCCGTTTCAGAAGAAAGAAGCCCACAACAGCGATGTCGCTGTCGAGCAATATGAACCCATCGCCGACCCAAAGGATTACGATGGCGATATCATCCTCGCGGACAAGGACCTGATCGCCAAGGACTACGCCGATGAGTTGGCTTTTATGAACGAACCGATCGAGATCCGCCTGCAACCCTCGACTGACAGGAACGCCGCCATGTCGTTTCCCGTGTGGGTGAACGGCAAGCCAGCCGAGGTGATGACCAACGGGCGCTGGCGAGAATTGGGCTGGCTGCCGGTGGCGACGAACCTCACGGTGCGCCGGTCGGTGCTGGAGATCATCCTGCGCGCCAAGGTCGACACCGTGAACACGCAGATTTTCGGTTCCGACACAGAGCGGCCCGAAAACAAGACGCCGCGCTTCACGACGCCGGTTCATTCCGTGTCCGTGCTGTCCGATCCGAACCCCAAGGGACCGGCGTGGATGACCGAGGTCATTCGCAGGACGTATTGACGTGACCTACCTGGAAATGTGCCGCGTGGCGATCATGAATTGCGGCGTGGCGCCGTTCGCCGCCCTCAACACGGTGCTGCCGACCGTGGTCGGGGCCACCGGCAGCGTCGGCAGGGTCACCGCGTGGGTCAAGGACGCATATTCCGACATCGTGATGGAACACGACGACTGGGAATGGCTGCGGTCCAGCAACATGCTGGGGGCCGGCGTTTCGTTCCAGACCGTCGCCGGGCAGGCCAGCTACCCGCTGGGCACCGGGCCGGGAACGGTGGGCGTGGTCGCCGACCGGCTTGGCAAGTGGGCTGAACACACGTTCCGCGATCACACGACATCAGTCGGGTTTGTCAACGAAAACTACCTCGATGACATCCCCTACGATCAATGGCGCAACGATTACATGTATGGGGCGCAGCGCAACGTGAAGACGCGCCCGATCGTCATCGCCATTGGCCCGGATCTGAGCCTCAATCTGGGTCCGCCGCCGAACGATCAATACACCGTCACCGGAGATTATTTCGTCGTGCCGCCGGATCTGACGGCTGACGCGGACGTGCCGTTCGGCCTGCCGACGCGGTTTCACATGCTGATCGTCTACAGGACGATGATGAAATACGGCCAGTATGAGTCCGCGCAAGAGGTTTACACGCGCGGCCAGGAGGAGAACGCGGGCATGTATTCGCGCTTGCAGCTTCTTCGCGCGCCGCGGGTGAGCTGGGGAGCCGCGCTGGCATGACGCTCATTCTGGAAGGTCCGTCCACCGACCCGGACGCCCCGGTCATCACGCCGATCGCGCTGTCCGAGGACATCAACACCGAACTAACGTCTTTTTGGCTGCCACTGGCCGGCGGCACGATCGTCGGCAGGCTGCTGCTCTCCGTCGACCCCTTGGTGCCGCTTGAGGCGGCGAGCAAGCGATACGTCGACAATCGGGCGCCGCTGGGCGGTCCCTACCTTCCGCTCGCCGGGGGCAGCATGCAGGGCGGTCTGACACTGGCCGGCGACCCGCTGATGCCGCTACACGCCGTCCCGCTGCGTTACCTTCAGGCCAATTACGCCCCGGTCGGCGTGTATGTGCTGAAGAACGGCGACACGATGACCGGGCCGCTGACACTGCCGGCTGATCCGCTCGCGGACATGCAGGCGGCGACGAAGCAATACGTCGATCACAAGTCCGGAGCGGGCCTGTCTGAGGCGCCGATGACCGGCCTGACCTACGGCAGACAGTCCGCGGCCTGGAATCAGGTGATCGCCGCGAACAACGACATCGTCGATGGCGGTAATTTTTGATTACGACATCAGAACATAGGGGTATCTTCTAGTGGCCGATATCCTCCGCATCAAACGACGCGTGACCGGTGCCCCGGGCGCCCCCTCCGGGCTGGCGAACGCGGAAATCGCCTACAACGAGGTCGACCACATCCTTTATTACGGCGAGGGAACGGGCGGCGGTGGGGGAACCGCTTCGATCGTCGCGGCCATCGGCGGGCAGGGTCTCGCCTACACGTCGCTGCCGGCGATGGACGGCACCGCGTTCGCGGGAGGAGCCTCGCTGTGGTCGCGCGGCGATCATGTGCATCCCACCGACACCACGCGCGCGGCGGCATCCTCGGTCCCCGGGCCGTCGGTCACCCCGCCGGCCATGGATGGAACCCAGACGATCGGGGTGCTGGCGACCTACGCGCACGGCGACCACATCCATCCGACCGATACCAGCCGCTACGCCGCGAGCAATCCGTCAGGATACCAGACGGCGGCACAGGTCGTGGCGGTCAGGCTGGACCAGTTCGCCGCGCCCACCGCGCCGGTCAACTGGAACAACCAACCGCTGCAAAATCTGGCGGAGCCAAGCAACAATTCGGACGCCGCCACGAAGCACTACGTGGACGGCGCGTCGCAGGGACTGGCATCCAAGGCCGCCGTGCAGGCCGCGACGACGGTCAATATCGCGCTGTCGGGGTTACAGAGCATTGACGGCTACCCGACCGGCGCGGGCGACCGCATCCTGGTCAAAGACCAGACGACGCAGGCCAACAACGGGATCTATGTGGCCTCGGCCACCGGCTGGAATCGCGCGACCGACATGGCCACCTGGGCACAGGTGCCCAACGCTTACGTGTTCGTTTCGCAGGGCACGGTCAACCAGAACAGTTCCTGGGTCTGCACCTCGACGCTGACCGGCGGCACGATCGGCGTCACCGCGGTGACCTGGGTGCAGTTCTCGCAGGCGGCGGTCGCGACGGCGGGCGCGGGCCTCAGCAAGGTCGGCAATCGCTTCGATGTCATCGGCACCGCCGGGCGCATCGCAGTCGGCGCGGCGGTGGACATCGACACCAACTATGTCGGTCAGATCAGCATCGTCACGCTGGGGACGGTGGGCACGGGGACGTGGAACGCGACGACCATCGCCATGGCGCGTGGCGGCACGGGCGCCACGAGCATCCCCACGGGCTACGTGACCAGCAACGGGTCGGTGCTGTCCTCGGTCGCCAGCATCCCCAACAGCGGCATCTCAGGCCTCGGAACGATGGCCACGCAGGACGCGACCAACGTCGCGATCGTCGGCGGCTCGATCAACAACGTGACGTTCGACTGCGGCGTTTTTTAGAGACGATGTTGAAACGACAATCAGCCGGGATAGTCTTGTTCGCCAGGGTAGGCCCATGTGGTTCGTCCGTCTCGGATGACTCTTCTGCGTCCGGTTGCCGTGGCGGACAGCCGGTCGGCCATTTGCGGTCCCTTTGGTCTGCCGGACTGGAACGCGATGGTCTTTGCCCTGCGGGCCTCGCGTCCCTGTTCATCCTGTGTGGCCCAGTAGTTTTTGCCATACGCCGGATTCTTGGAGCCTTTTGGGGGGTAGTTACGGGCGCGATCAGCGCGGTTCTGTTCAGCGAGGGTTATCGACACATTGCCGGGTTCATACCCTCCACGGTCGCCTTGACGCGCCATGACATATTGACCGCGTCTCCAGCCACGCCTCTCCCATTGGCCGCTTTCCTGCCACAGGGTCCACCATTGATCGAAGGTCAGGGCAAAGGGGATATCGCGCGCTCTGGCATTCGATTTGTGCGCGGCAAAGAGAAACCTGGGGGTCCGGCTGTTCCGGGCGCGCCATTGTTTCATACGTTCAGGCGTCGGCATTTGTGTCTCCCTTCGAGAGGCACGTTGTAGTGGCTGATCTGCTACGCATCAAGCGGCGACCCGCCGGGGGCGCCGCCGGGGCGCCCGCCTCGCTGCTGTCGTCCGAGGTCGCTTTCAATGAGGTTGACCGGACGCTCTACTATGGCCTCGACAATGCCGGTGGGGTCACGACCAACATTATCCCGATCGCCGGTTCCGGCGCGTTCCTGCCGCTGTCGGGAGGACGGTTAAGCGGCGGGCTGAGTTTCGGCGTGGCCACGGTGTCGAACCCCACCGACATGTCGCGGCATATCTCGCTGTTCGACGGCTGGGGCGGCTTCAGCATCACGGGTGGCACGCTCAACCTCGTCTCTGGCGGCATGCTCACGATGTTGTTCCAAGGTGCCACCGCCACCATGGGGACGGGCGTCGGCCTGTATCTCGATCACGATCCGGTCAACGCGACAGAAGCGGTGCCGAAACAATACCTCGACAATAATTACAGCACGAATACGCAGGGTGACGCCCGTTGGGTCAACGTGACCGGCGACACGATGACTGGCCCTCTGGGCATCGCCGATACTTCATCAAGTCCGTTGGTCATCCTGGGCAACCCGGTGATGCCGGGTATTCCGCCGCCCGCGCCAAGCGTCCGCTTCATCGGGGCGCACAACAACGACGGCATGTTTCTTGTCGATGCTTTTGGCAACGGCGGGTCAGGCGGCGGTGGGTTCTTCATGGCTCGCTCCACGGGAGGCGATGCGGGCGCGCCAGGCGCCGTCGCCGCCGGCCAGCGCATGGGCGGGTTACGGTTCTCCGGTTATGGCACTACGGGTTACGGTACGGCGCGTGCGGTCATCCAGGCGTTCGCGGCGGAAACCTTCACCGATGCCGCGCAAGGTGTTTATTTTAGCTTCCTCACCACGGCCATCGGGACCGCGACGCCGCTGGAGCGGCTGCGGTTGACTGATGCCGGCGCATTATTGTTACAGGTTGGTGATCCAACGCAGCCCCTTCAGGCGGTGCCAAAACAATACCTCGACAATAATTACAGCACGAACGCGCAGGGCGACGCGCGCTGGGTGAATGTTTCCGGCGACACGATGACCGGCCAACTCAACATCGCCAACAACAACAGCGCCCTGAGTTTCAAAGACGCCAGCGGCGGCGATGTCAGGTTTATCGTCGGCTCCGACAATCATCTCGGCGTTTATAGCACGGGGTCCGCTGGCGCGACCAACGTGGTCATACTGGACTTCTACGCTCGTAACGACAGCCCGCTGGTGACCTTTAGCCAGTCCACGACGTTCTCAAAAGATGTGACGCTATGGGGAACACTTACCTCGAACTCCAGCATCAACCTGAACAACGGCGTCGGCAACGACCCCAATGACCGCTCGCGCGGCATCACGCTCTGGGGTCCGACGGTCGGCACTGGTTACGGTTTCGCGGTCACCGCCTACACGCTGAACTATGCCGTGCAGGGCGGCAGTCAGAGCCGACACGACTTTTACTCGGACACCGATCTGCTGTTCAGGGTGGGTGGTGATCAGGTCCAACTCTATCGGCCCATGATACTGGCCCGCGACCCGATCGCCGCGATGGAAGCGGTCACGCTGCAATACCTCACGGCCAACACGATCAGCGCGGGCGGTGGGGACGCGCGCTGGGTCAACGTGACCGGCGACACGATGACGGGGTTGTTGGGCATCGCGGCGCCGGATACGCCCACGACCGCGCAACTGGTGCTCAACCCGACCGCGACCGGCGCGGTCAGGCTTGAGAGTAAAATCCGCTTCTACGGCTCGTTCGATTACGCGGGCGACACGACGCCGCGTTTCGCCGCCTCGATCCGGGGCGGGTTCCAGGGCGGCGCGTGGGGCAGTGAGCACCTCGACATCTGGGTCAGCAACCAGACCAACGACGCCAACACAGACGCCAATCAGTCACGGGTCGCGCGGTTCAATCTGAACGGGCTTACTCTCGCGAACGGGCTGTCGGTCGGGGGAGACTCGGGCCTGCACAACGTCTTCCTCGACGGCAATATGGGGATCATCTATCGCGGCCTCTCTGGCGCCACACAAAGATGGGTGGGTTTTGGTTACAACGGCGCCCTGAACCTCTACATCGACGGTGCTTACACGAGCGACCTCGCGACCACGGCATGGGTCGATGGGGCCTACCTCAGGCTAACAGGCGGCAACGTCACCGGACACACAACCTTCTCCGGTGCCAACCCGCAAATATCCCTGAACAGCACGACAGGTGATTATCGTTCGCTCTCATTTGAGACCAACGGGCTATGGCGTTGGCATTTCACCGTCACGGCAGGAGAGAGCACCGGCAACGTCGGCAGTGACTTCACGATCAGCCGCATGGGAGACAACGGCAGTCCAATCGACGCGCCACTGAGGATCATGCGGAACTCCGGGCGGATGTATTTGCAGTCGGGCAACGACCCGATGGAAATCCTCAGTCCAGCCGGGACCGGCGCGCGTTACCGCAGCACGATCAACGGGCTGCGCACATGGAGCGCTGGGACATGGACGGATGGCAGCTATTCCATCGGCGATGAGAGCGCGGCACAGTTACGGTTGACCATCGACACGTCAGGCAACACCACGCTCAATGGCGGTCTGACGGTTGCCGCGCGCTCGACGCTCAACGGCATCTGGCTGAACAACCACGTGTCGAACACCGCCACCGATCTGACCGGCGGCATCGACATGTATGGCGGCAGCTATGGCTTCAGCATCACTGGTGGCACGCTCAATATCATCGCTGGTGGCGCGGTCTGGTTCTATCCGGCTGGCACCCAGATCGCGGCTTTCAACAACGTTGGACTAAGCTTCGTGAGCGGCACCACGGTTGTGCTGGGCCGCGATCCATCCGCCGCGATGGAAGCGGCGACAAAACAATACGTCGATAGCCGCGCGCGGCTCTATACCAACGTCAAAGACTACGGCGCCACGGGCAACGGCTCGACCGACGACACCACCGCGATCCAGAACGCGGTCAACGTCGCCGGGGCGCACACGGTCTTCTTCCCGGCGGGCACCTATCGCACGACCGCGTCGATCTATCTGGCGGCTGGCGTCTCAGTGCTGGGCGTGGGTCCGGCGTCGGTCATCGCGGTCGCGGCGACCCAGTGGACGTTCGTGCTCAGTTTCTCCACCGCCACCGACGCGCATGTCGAGATCAGCCACCTGACCATCGCCCCCACCGCCGCGAATTGCGTCGGCGTCGGCGCCACGCTGGCGAATTTCGTGAGCATCCACGACGTCACATTCGCCGGCACCGCCGCCAACGCGATCAATCTGGACCGTTGCGCCTGGTATGCGATCGAGGATTGTTTCGTCACCTCAAGTATGAACTACCTCGGCGGGCCGGTGATCTGTCAGGATACCACCAGCGCCAACGGCAGCGCGATCGGCGGCAACGGCACCATCACCCGCGTCCGCTTCGCACCGATGACCGGGTCGCCCTACGGCCAGCGCGACGCCTGCATCCGCCTGAGTTCGCAGCCGACGACCAATGTCAGGGAATGTTACTGCGCCTGGGGCGCTTACGGCGCCGGGCCGGTCAGTTTCATCATCATCGAGAACCAGTGCCAGGGCAACATTATCGCGGAAAACATCGCTCTGGGCATGGACTTCGGCATTTTGATCCAGCCGGGAGCGATGGCGAACGCCGTGATGCCCGCCTACATCACGGTTACGCAAAACGCCATCGACTCGTTCGGCTCCATCGCGTGCTTCGTGGCGGGCACCGCGAGCCTTCAGGCCGAGTCCATCACCATCATTGATAACTATTTCACCGAGCCGCAGTCCGAATGCACCGCCGCCGCGATCTCAGCCGGGGGCACGGGTTACACGGTGGGGAACATCCTGACCGGGCCCGCCGTGCCCGCCGCGCAGGAAGGCGCGCAGGTATTGCTTCAGGTGACGGCGGTCAGCGGCGGCGTCATCTCGGGCGTAAGCGTCTACAACAGAGGTCTGACGCAGACACCGCCCGCCAACCCCGTCGCGTTCACCGGAGGGAGCGGTTCCGGCGCCCGGTTCAACCTGACATATTCGACCGCCGGTTATTGCATGTTGCTGCTTTACGCCAACAACTCTAGCGTCAAAGGTAACTTTTGCCTGGGTTACGGCGGCAACCGTTATGGCGCCGGTATCGTCGTGCAAAGCGTTTTGAACATCATCATCTCGGGAAACCGTTGTAACAGCCTGAACATCGGGATGTATTGCCTCGACGCGAACTGCGCCAACATGATCATCACGCACAACAATCTCTACATAAACAATATCGATTTTGGCGGCCCCGCGCCGATTTTCTCCATCCTCCAGGACAATATCGGCGTCCCCTGGATCTCGGGCACGCCCGCCCTTCCGGCGACCGGCGTCGAGGTCACCAATCTCGCGCCGTATCCGAATGAAATTCTGATCACGGGTGGCGTCGTCTACGGGATCACGGTCAATGGCGTTGGTCTCCAACTCACGGGCGGGGCGCAGTGGACGGCGCCGATCATTCTGACGCTACGGCCGCAACACGCCATCGCGGTCGCCTACACCAGCCCGCCGACCTGGACCTGGATACCGATGCTATGACCGCAACAAATGGAGCAACCTGATGGCCGCGTTGATCATCCCTAATCAGACGACTTTCGGTCAGATGACCAACAGTGTCGTCTCCCGCCTCGCCGGTCTCAACACCACCGTGCTGCGTCTCAACGAGGCGGTGGCCACCGCCTCGGCCGACTATGGCGGCGTGCCGGGCACGGAATTCGAATCCGGCTCGATGGGCGGCATGGGACCTTACGCGCCGAACAATTTCGGCGTGCAACCGGACCCGGCGTCACCCGGCGTGAACGGAACAAACTACGCCGACGCGGTGGGCCAACTGGCGACCCAGTGGGCGGCGTTCTGGGCGCTCGCCGCGCCCTACATCAAAACGCTCGACAACGGCCAGGCGGCGATGTGAGCCGGAGCGTCCATCGATCAACTCAACAACGGGAGTGTGCGAATTGAGCGGAACACAGCAAGACGTATCGACCCTACCGGCGACGGTGACGTTGCCGATCGCGCGGTGGAATCAGGTGCTGGAGGTGCTGGGTGGCCAACCCTGGCGAGAGGTCAATCCACTGATCGTCGATGTCCACCGGCAGATCCAGGACGCCGTCAACGCGCAGCAATCCGGGTCGCAACACGGCGAGGCGCGGCTCAAACAGGTAAACCCCGTGTGAGTGGCGCCGCCGCCAGGTCCCGTCTGCCCGCGGTAAAATACTCGCAGACGCAGCTTGGCGGGGTCGTGGTGCAGGGCGCCTTTCAGCCCGGCGGTCTCGATCTGCTTACCCCGACGCTGCGCCTGCAACCTGGCGTGTTGCGTGATGCCATAAACTTCGAATGCGCGCAGCAGGGCGGCTATCGTCGGATCGACGGTTATGAACGGTACGATGGCCGCTTCTCGCCGTCCAACGCCTCGTTCACGCTGGTGCAGATTGAGGCCACGACCTCGACCGGCGATTTCAACGCGGACTTCTCAGCCGACTTCGATATCGCCGGTTTCGCCGGCATCGTGCCGCCGGTCGGTTCAACCGTCATTCAGGATGTGACCAACGCCACGGGCGTTGTCATCGCCGTGGAGACAGGTCCGCCGGCCTACATGGTGCTGACCCAGGTCACGGGGTCGTTTGACGAGATACATGCCATACGCGCTTCACCGGGCGGCGAACTCATCGGTCAGGCGGTGCCCCTGACGGTGCGTCTCAGCCTGAAGCAGGCGGCGATCTACAAGGCACTGGCGGCGGACTCGTATCGGGCGCTGATTCACCAGGTGCCCGGCTCCGGCCCGGTGCGCGGTGTGGTCGGCATGGTGTTCGACGGCGTCGACCAGGTGTTCGCGTTCCGCGATAACGTCGGCGCGACCGCCTGTGGCCTCTGGAAGGCTACCCCGGGCGGCTGGACGGCGGTGCCGTTCGGTGGCCTCGTCTCGTTCACCGCCGGCTCCGGCGGCGCCCCACCGCCCGAGGGCGCCATTCTGACGCAGGGCGGCGTGACCGCCACGATCCAACGGGTGATGTGGCAGAGCGGCTCCTGGGCCGGTTCGGCGGTGGGCGATTTCGTGATCGTCGGCGCGACCGGCGCGTTCCTGGCCGGGGCGGCGACGGTGGCCGGCGGCTACACCGTTACCCTGACCGGCCCGCAGGCTCCGATCGCGCCGTTGCCGGGTGGACGATATGAATTCGCCAAGGCCAATTTCGCCGGTCAGGTGGCCACGCGACGGATCTACGGCGCGGACGGCGTCAATCCGGCGTTTGAATTCGACGGCGTGACTTACGCGCCGATCCGAACCGGCGCCGTGCCCGATCAGCCGTCGCATATCACTTATCACAAAAATTACCTGTTCCTGGCGCAGGGTTCCTCGATCATGTTTTGCGCCGCCGGGCTGCCGTTCCGGTGGTCGGCGGTCGACGGCGGCGGGGAAATCGCCACCGGGGACGTGGTCAACGGCATGATCACGCTGCCGGGCGACCAGACCTCGGCGGCGCTCGCGGTGCTGCTGCGCGGATCGTTCTCGGTGCTGTATGGGACTGACCCCACCACCTTCAATTTCGTCGGTTTCAGCACCGGAGTGGGCGCGCAGAAATATAGCATTCAGAATATGTTCGATTTGTTCATTCTGGACGATCTCGGCGTGATCGCGTTGAAGACATCCCTTAACTACGGCAACTTCGAACCCGCGACGCTGACCAAGAACATTCTGCCGTTCATCCAGCGCCAGCGCGGGCATTTGCTGGCGTCCTCGGTCAATCGGGAGAAAAGCCAGTATCGGCTGTATTTCAATGATGGCTATGCGCTGTATGTTTCGGTGCTGAATCAGGAATACCTCGGCGCCACGCTGGTTCGCTACGCGCATCCGATATTCTGCACCGACACGACGAACCAGACATCACAGATCGAGGCGACCTACGCTGGCGGCGTGGATGGGTATGTTTATCACCTCGATGTCGGGACGAGCCTCGATGGCGCGGATCTCGAGGCGTATTTCACCACGGCCTGGGACTCCGTCCGCGCGCCGCGCGTGTTAAAGCGGTTTCGAGCCGTGTCAATTGAGTTTCAGGGCGAAGGATACGCCGAGGCGCGATTTGGCTATCAACTTGGTTACAATAGCGCCCAGATCGCGCAACTCCCGGATGTAGCCACGGTTCTTAACCTCACCAGCATCGCGGCCTGGGACACATTTATATGGGAGCAGTTCGTGTGGGACGGGGCGACTTTGTTGCCTTCTGAACTCGACATGACGGGGGTCGCGGAGAACCTGCGGTTTCAGATCGCATCAGGAACGAACTACATGGAGCCATACACCGTGAATTCGTTCATATATCATTACAGTTTAAGAAGAGGAATGCGCGTGTGAGCAACTTCTTCTACACGCCCACCGGAACGCCAGGGACGGCGACTCCAGGCGCGTCCGCGCCGATCAGGGCGGAATTCCAGCTTATTTCGGCGGCGTTCGACCTGTTCCCGTCGCTCGCGGGCAGCGGTGGGCGCGCCGTGGTCGTGAACCCGGCGGGCACGGCGCTGACGCTTACCACCGGTCGGTTGACGCTGGGTGGAGACCTCTCCGTCTCCGGGACGTTCCCCACGACATTGCTCGCGAACGCCCCGACCAATCTCACGCTGCCGATGGTGGATGGCACGCTGATGACGTTCGGCGGCGGCGCCATGACGGGGGATCTGACGTTACGGGGCGATCCGACCAGTGACCTGATGGCGGTGACCAGGCGCTATGTCGACACCCATCCGCCTCTGGGCGGTCCGTACTTATCTCTCGCCGGAGGCGTCCTCTCAGGACCGCTGTCGGTGGCGGGCAATGGCGTGACCTACACGGGCGTCGGGTTTGGCCATGCCATGGCGTTCGGCTGGGACGGGGCCGCGGTGCAGGCCTATCACGACGGCGCTTCTGTCGGCGCGCTCGCCACCCAGGCCTATGTCGGCACCCAGCTAAACGGCTTCCTGCCCCTTGGTGGCGGCATTCTCACGGGGCCGCTCACCGGCACGACGGTCACCGCGTCGACTTACGTCGCGACCCTCTCAGGTGGTGGCCGGGTCGTGCTTCACGATCCCGCCGCGGGGACCGACGCCAAGGCGTTCGACTTCGTGTCAACCAGTGCCCAACTTCGCGGGCGACTGATGAACGATAGCTTCCTCAGCGTGGTCAACTGGCTGACGGTCAGCCGCTCCGGCATGACGACCAACAGCGTGGGCCTGACGGCGACGGAGATCGACCTCAACGGCCAGGCGAAGATCAGCGGCATCCTGACGGTGAGCGCCGACGCGACGATCACCGGCAACGCGGCATTTGGCGGCAGCGCGACATTCGGCGGCAACGCGACGATCACCGGTTCGGTGACCGCCGCCACCTTCACCGCCAACGCGTCGGTGTCGACCGTCGCCCTCGTCGCTTCTGGTACGATCACCGGAGATTGGGTGCGCGGAAACACCGCGGTCCAGGCCGGCCCCGACGGCTCGTTGCAGTTCTATACTTTCACCGGCAATAACCGCCGGTTCGCGTTCGCGAACCAGTGGTCCTTGGACTGGAGTTCCCTCGATGGCTCGCTGACATGGGTGGTGCCCGGTAACACGTTGTTCGTCACCTTCGCTTACAGCGGACCTGGCAGTATCGGCGTGAACTGGCTGGGACCCTGGCAGGGCAACGGCGCGTATATCGGCACATCCGACGAACGGATGAAAACCGACATCGAGGACGCCACCGTGGGCCTCGCCGAGGTGTTGGCGATCAGCCCGATCCGATTCCGCCGCATGAGTTATGACGGCGTTGTTCATGGTCGTTACGATATCGGCTTTTCCGCCCAGGAACTCCGCATGGTCATCCCTGACGCGGTGATCCAGGTCGGCGGTCCCGACCCGGACAAGCCTGGCTCACTTAAAAGCGACGACCCGGTTCTCGGACTTATGCTCGATCCGGTCGTGGCGGCGATCGTAAACGGCATGAAGACGCTCAACACGCGCCTCGCGGCGTTGGAAGGGAAGGCCGGCTGATGTCCGCGTCCCTCAGCCCGGGGCTTAATACCCCGACCATCCCGCCGCCGATCCCCGGCACCGCGCCAGCCACCACGCCGCCCGCGAACGGCCTGATCAACAGCGCGCCGGCACCGGACGGCACCAGCGCGCCGGCCACGCCGCCGAACACCGCCCCCGCGGCGGCGCCAGGCGCCACGCCGACGCCGCCGACGCCTCCTCCGGTCACGCCGCCCGTCACACCGGACCCGAACGCGCCGAACGCGTTCAACGTCACTCCGGATCAGACCGTTTCACATCAGATCGGCAACATCATCGCTTCCGGCTCGCCGCTCATGCAGCAGGCCGAGGCGAACGCCCGCAACCTCATGCAGCAACGCGGGCTGATCAATTCGTCGCAGGCGATCACCGCCGGGCAGAGCGCGCTCTACAGCGCGGCCACGCCGATCGCCACCGCCGACGCCGCGACCTACGCCAAGGCGGCGACGGACACCACCACGGCGCAGAACACGGCGAAATTGCAGGCGCAACAGATCTCCGGCCAGACCAACATCGCCCAGATCCAGACGCAGTCGCAGAAGGACATCGCGAACATCCAGTCCAACACCAGCCTGTCGGTGCAGGACAAGATCAGTCAGACCAGCCAGCAGATCGCCAAGATCCAGTCCGACACCAGCCTGACGAACCAGGAGAAGCAGGACGCGACCACATTGGCCGCGCAGAATATTCAGACAAACGCACAATTGGCCCTTGGGCAGTTGAGCGCCAACACGCAACTGACGTTGCAGGACAAGGCTTCGTCAGCGGCGCAGATCCTCGCCACGCTGAACAACACGAGCGCGCAGCGGATCGCCCAGATCCAGGCCGACACCAGCCTGTCGGTGACCGACAAGCAAACCGCGTCGGCGCAGATCATCGCGCAGGGCAACAACGCGACGACGCTGGCCGCGCAGAACCTCGTCAACGCTGGCGCGCTGGCCAACATCGCGGCCAATTCGACCGCGCAACAGCGCATCACGCAGATCCAGGAAGACAACAAGCGCGTGCTGCAAAACTCCGCCGGGGCGCAGCAGCTTTACTCCTCCGCGTTGCAGAACATTCAGGCGTTCATGACCAACCCGAACCTGAATACCGACCAGCAGGCGACGGCGATGAACAACACCATGGATACCCTCAACGAGGGTCTCAAAATGTTCGGCAACATCGACGCCAACACGAACATCAACTCCGTGCTGCGGTTCGGACAGCCGTCCTCAGATGCGAATTCTTCGACGGGGCCACCGTCGAACCTCGGTGATCAGCGGCAGCTTGGCCCGCCGGGTTCGACCGCGACCCCGGCGTCAGGATCTCCGACGTACAGCACCGGCACTCCGGATAACCCGACCAATACCAACCCAGGCGGCGGGGGCGGTGAAGGTTGACGCTCATGGACCGCATCTGGGAGGTCGTCGGGCCAACGATCTACCTCACGCGCGAGCATTACGAACGCTGTTGGCGGGGCTGGACGATCGAGGGTTACGAGCGCGGCGGCGAACTGGTCGGGGCCACGCTGGTCAACGGGCCAGAGTTTCACTTCGTGCTGTTCAATCCGGACAAGCCGATCACCCTGACCGATGTCCGCCACTGCCTCGCCCCGGTCCTCGCGGCCAACGGGCACGTCATCACGCGCACGCCGCACCACGACACGCGACAGCACAGATTCAATCGCCTCGCGGGCTTTCGTCAGATCGGCGGCGATGAATTCAACGTGATTTACCGGATGGAAGCGGCGGGGTCGCGGTGGCTTCGCTGATCAACAACCTGGACATGGGACCGGCGCCGATGGTGCCGCGGCCACCGCTGGCCGAGGAACCGCCGCCGTCGCCCGAATACCTCGACGCGCTGAAGCGGATCGATCCCGGCCCGCGCGCCAACCACATGGCCGAGGCCGACGCGGCGATGTCGCTCACGCCGGAGGAAAAGTTTCTCTACAACGTGCATCTCAACAACCTTTACGGCACCGGCAAGATCGTCCATCCGGATGGTGGCGTGTCGTCCTTGTTGCAAATGTCTTTCGAAAACGACGACGGCAAGACCTACAACATCCCCACCGTGTGGGGTGGCAAGGCGCTGGAGCCGGATGCCGCCATCGCGGCGGCGCACCGGTTCGGCATCGAGCAATTCCCGGCTTATCAGAGCGGTGATGAAGCCGAGGCGCGCTACGACGCGATGCATCATTACCTTGAGAAAGACACTGGCGACTTCATCGATCGCGCGACACGGGGCGTGCCCCGCTGATCAACTCCGAGGGGAAAACCTGAATGCCCGCAGTCCCCGCTTTCGCGGCGGTGTTCGCCGTCGCCGCGGCTGGTGCCGCGACAGCCGGCGCCATCGCTGGCACGGTGGCCATCGCGACGGCTGGCTTCGCCGTGCTTGGCGCGGTCGGCGCGACGATCGGCGCGGTCGGCGCTATCACCAAGAACAAGACCTTGCAAATGATCGGGTTGGGCCTGGGCGTGGTCGGTGGAGTCGGCGGCATCGCGTCGAGCGCGGGCGTGTTCGGTTCCGAAGCCGGATCGATCTTCACGCCGGCCAGTTCCGGCGGCGCGAGCCTGACCGGTGATACCGGTGCGACGTTCGCCGACAGCATGACCCCGGCCACGACCGGTGGCGCTGGCACGGGCGGCGAAGGGTTTGTCGACAGCGGGTCGTGGGATGTCGCGCCGACGACGGCGACGGGCGCGCCGGATCTCGCGGCGCAGGCGGCATGGGCGCCGAACGCGCAACTGTCCATGGCCACGAACCCGGCGACCGCGACGAATCAGATATCCGCCCAGGTGGACACAAGCAACGCGACGGTCGGGGACAGTAAGGGCGTCGTCAGCGGGGCCGCTCCCGACCCCAACGCACCCTCCGCGCAGGTACCAGGGCAGCCGAAGGCCGATCCGGTCCAGGCGGGTCAGGACGGCGGGCCTCTCTCAAAGAACGTCGATACCACCTCGCCCATGGGTCCGTCCGATCCGAACGCCGTTAAACCCGGCGCGGTCACCGGGGCACCCGGGCAGACCACGGCGAACGCGACCGCAACCTCGGGAACTCCAGCGGACCCGCCGGGCTGGTTGGGCAGACAGTTCGCCGGAATAACGTCCTGGGCCAAGGACAACCAGACGCTCGCCTCGGGCCTCGTGAACGGTGGTTTCGGCCTGCTCAAAGGCCTCGGCGGCACCACCGACGCGCAGAACAATTATTATAACGCCAACGCACAGGCCAACCTCGACCTCGCGAAACTGCGCGATCAACAATACGCCAATATCGCCGCGCCGAAAGCCGTCGCCTACTCGCCGCCGGTCGGCAGCGTGCCAGCCTTGGGTACGCAACTGCCGGGCGCGGCGGGCCTGATCAACCGCGCGCCCACATCAGCCGTTACGGGAGCGACAGCATGAGCCAGACCCAGCAGCCGCCGGGCGCGGCGGTCGACCCCAAAACCCCGCTCCGCAACCCGTTGCTGCAACAGATCGAAACCGAGATCGAGAGCGTGCTGCCGCCGGATCAGCGCGACCCCTACATGCGGCTCCTCGTCGCTGGCATGCACGCGGCGCTCGATCCGCAACCGAACGGACAGCCGCCGCTCGTCGCGCAGTTCCGCCAGAGTAAAGACCCCATCAACGACGCCGCCATTGGTTCTGCTGGCATCATGATGATGCTGTATCACAAGGCCAACGGCGCCGCGCTGCCGCAGGCGCTGATACCGGCTGGCATGTCGTTGCTACTTAAGGCGTTGGACTTTTTGCAACGCACGCGGATGGTGCCGCAAATCGCGGAGCCGGATGTCGATCGCGCGACGCACGCTTACACAGACCAGATTTTCAAGGCGTTCCATATCACGCCGCAGGGCATCCAGAACGCGACACAAAAGGTGCATGCCGCCATTCAGGACCCCGACGCGCAACGCAAGATATTGATCCATTCCGGCGCCATCCGCGACACGACGGGGATGAAACCGCCGCCGCCAGGCCCGCCGATCGGCACGCCGCTGAACGGTCGCCCCGGGATGATGAACCGCTGAGATGGCGAGCATCATCAATGGCGCCAACGAAGCGCCGCCGCCCCGGGCCTACGATGAGTACGACGCGAACGGGCAGTGGATCGGGCAGTCGACCGAGGGGTTCCAGGGACCCAACGCGCGGCCCCGTGACGGCACCGCCGAGGCGGCGCCCAAACCCGGCGTTGACGTGGGCGGTGCGGCGCAGTCGGTGATGGACTGGCTGGGCGGCATGTTCGGCGGCGGGCCACGGGAGACCCGGCCCATATGGAATCCGGATAACCCGGTGGGTACCGAGACGCTGCAATCGGTGTCTCAGGGGCCAACGGAGCGCACCTGGGGCGACACGGCGCGTGACATCCTGCCCAACATCCAGCGCGGCGCGGGGGCTGTTGGCGACTTCCTGACCGCCGATGTCATGACGCCGATCGCCGACGCTCTCAGCCATCCAGGCGTGTCCCTGCCGGAAGGCGGGAAGTGGATCGAAACCGACAGCGGCAGCGCGGTTCAGATGCCGGATGGGAAAGTCATCTATCCGGAACAACTTAACCGCCGCGCCGCTTTCCTGCCGATCGAGACGCAACCATATTTTGGCGGGGATTCTTCTCTGGCGATGCCCGGCGCCCTCGACGTGGTGCCGGCGGCGAGCACGGGCGGGGCCGCGCCGGAGGGCGCTCTCGCCGCCAACGCGTTCCGCCGGGCCGGGCCTCTGGCAGCCAGGAAATTCGCGCCAGCGGTGCCGGAATTCGTTCCTCCCGCTGAGTTCGCGCCGCATGTCGACTTCGCGCCCGCGGCGCGTCCCGCTTTTGTCGAACCCGGCGCCCCGCCTGTACTGTCCCGCCTCGGGCCGGGAGAGCTGTTCGACCAGGGTAGGGGCGTGGAAGCCGCCAGAGGGGCCACGCTGGGTCTGACGCCGGAAGCCTATGATGAACTCATGGCCGGGCGCGGGCGCCTGTTGGACAGCGGCGTGGCGGCGCTGAACAGGGTCGGCAAGGGTGAGCGCGGCAGCGCCAGCCTGCCCAGCCTTCGCAACATCCCCCCCGAGGAAGCGTCCGTGGTCGCGTCGACCGACCCGCACCTGGCGTTCAAACGTCCGGACGGGAATTTCGTTGGCGCGCCGCCCAACACGAAGACGATGGAGGACGTGCAGCGCCTGCGCGATGCCTTCGACGCCCAGGTCGAGCGCGGGGCCGGCGGCAGCGACTGGTATTTCAGGGTCCACGCCTACATCAATGAACTCTCCGGCGGCGATCCGATCCTGGCGCGCCAGATCGCGGAAGAATGGGCGCTCACGTCGGCGCAGGCCGATCCAGGCACCAACACGGGCTTCGCCGCGTTCGGGCGGAATTCCCGCGCGGCTGGCACGCCAGCCGACATCGTGCGAACCGGGCAGCAGGCGCGCACGCTCAACGCCGCGCGAGACGCCCAGGAAGAGTTCCTCGCCAATCAGACCCCGGGCCGCAATTCGCTGCCGAACGACCCGGAACAGACGCTTACCCCTGAGTTGCTCCCGCGCATGCCGCTGGGCAAAAAGACCGACATTTACCGCCAGCACATGGACCCGACCGCCCCCTACGGTTCCACCGGAACGAACGATATCTGGCATGGCAGGGCGTTTGGTTTCGCTGACCCGGTGACCGGCGCGGAGTGGAGCAAGGCATTCGGGCCGGCGCAGCATAACTGGCTCGACTATGAGACGATCCAGGCGGTGAACCGCGCCAACGCCAAAAACCTGGGAGGTCGAAACAACTGGACCGCCGCCGAGATCCAGGCGGCGCCGTGGGTGGCCGGCAAGATGGAGAGCCTCCAGCGCCGGTTTAACCTGTCCCCGGAGGAGGCGTTACGACGCGCCAACGCGACCTATCCGGACCTCGGGCGCTTCTATGAGGCCTCGATGCCGTATGAGGGGGTGCCCGGCGGCGGCATCGGCCTGACGACGGGCAGCATGTCCCCCGAGGACTGGACCGCCGCCATGAGGCGCGTGAACCCCGGCGGCGTCGATCCGCAACTGACCCACATGGGGATCATCAACCGCGCGACCCAGCAAGGCGGCTATGGCGGCTGGATCGAGCCGCCTGGGCCACCGCAGATCAATCCGGTGAGTGTCGCCAGACCACAGGTAGGGACCCGAACAACGCCTCGGACGCCTGAATCGCCACCGCGCCGGATCGCTGACCCGGCCACCATGACGGCGCTGGACATGGCCGCGCATGTGCGAGGCCTGAGCGACTTCCAGGCGGGGAGTCCGGTGACCTACTGGGACCGCCGCGCGCCGAGCGGCAACGCGACCAGCGTGACGATCGACCTCGGCAGAGCCACGACGGAAGCCGAAGCCGCGGCGTTGGTCAGGCTCGCTGACAAATATGGGTTCACGTTCGCCAATACTGGGGAGGGAGCCGGGTTCCTCAATCTGGATCCGGCGTTAAAGGGCGGTGTCGTCCAAAAGAAGCTGGACACCGGTATGGCCGACGAGATCAAAAAGATCGTTCCAGACGCCACGATCGGGCGAGCGGACACTCTCAGCCACAGCAAATACGCCGACTATACCGATTTCGGGTCGAACAACCGCCTTGAGGCGGCAAGGCAGGGTCAGGGTCAGGCCACGCGTTACATGGACGAGCGGCTACAGGCCGGTCGCGCCACCGCGCCAGGTGCTTACCGCAGCCTGATGGACGACCCCAACGAGGCCGCGCATTCGCAGGAGATCCTGCGGTTGCTGCGTGACAGCGGGCAGCTTGGCCAGCGTCCCGACTACGAACTATGGCACCGCCTGATCGCGGAGGGGCGTCTCAGGGACGCTTTGGCGTGGGCGCGAGCAAACGGCTACAAAGGATTGCCCGCGGCAGCAGGCGGTGTGGGACTAGGCGGCGCGCTTCAGGGTGGAGAGAATTCCACTGATGCGGGGTCATGACGACATCGGACCAGATATCGACCCCGCGCGTCTTCTTCTGTTTCTTGTCCCACCAGGACAGGCGCATGAAAGGCCTGCCCATATACGGGTTCATCATATTGGTGATCGGCGGCAGGCCTCGTTTGGATTGCAGCTCCCACATGAGACCCAGGTTCGACATTCTTCCCGTGCCTGTGGGTACATCAGGGAACTCGGGGTCGCGCCAGGATGGCACGCGTCTCGCGTTGAAGAACTTTGGGGCCATGACGCGCGGGTCTCCGAACAATCTCATCGGGAATATAGGACATTATAGGATGAAACGCCAGACATGTCCCTGCTGAACGCCCTCGGCGGCGCCATGGAGGGGTTCGGCACGGGCTACGCCGACGCGGTCAACACCGAGCGCAAGCTGGCGTTGCTGAACGCCACGCCGCCGCGTGACCCGGTGGCACCCCCCGACACGCCGCCACCGGCACCCGCCGCGCCGCCAGCCGGGCCGCGGGACGCGAAGCTGGAGCATGTCGTGCAGGCGATCTACGGCCAGGAGAGCGGTGGTGGCGCCAACCCGGCGACCAGCACGGCGGGAGCGCGCGGCGGCATGCAGATCATCCCCGCGACCTTCAACGCCTACGCGCTCCCGGGCGAGAAGATCGATAATCCCGATGATAATCGCGCCGTTGGGCGCCGTATCATCGAGGATCTCTATCGTCGGGCGAACGGCGACGCAGCCCGAACGGCGGTGGGTTACTTCTCCGGCCAGGGCAACATGTCCCCGCTGGCCTTCAACACGCCGTGGAAAGAGGACCGGGTCGACACGAACGGCAAGTCGACATCCGGCTATGTGGGCGACGTGCTTCAACGCATCGTGCGGCTGGCCGCGCAGGCAAAATAGAGGCGAACGGGCATGGCAAGCTTGTTGAACGCGTTAGCCGGCATGGGTGGCGCGGTGTCCGACTACGCGGCGCACTACGGCGCGCAGGCGCAGGCCAACGAAGGCGCGATGAACCTCCTCCAGGCCAGATCGGCGCTGGAGGCCGAGGCGGCGCGGCAGGCCGACGCCATGGCCACGACACGGGAGGCAGCGGGGCGCGCCGACACGTTCCGCTACAGCACGCAACTGAAGGGCCTGGAAAACACGCAGATCATGCAGCGTGAAGCCGCCGCCAGGGCGGCTACGCTTCAGGCGCAGAAAGACCTGGCGACATTCACGGCGGGTTTGCCGACACCCGACGAGCGGTTCCTCACGCGCCTGCTTGGCGGCAGTATCACGGGAACGTCTCCGGCCACCCCCGCGACCGGCCCGACACCACCCGCCACGGGCGGGGGCACCGGAACGGTCGATCAGGGCGGTTGGGACACGGGCACCGGTCCCGCGCCGCCGCCGGTATCGACCGGCCCGGCGACGGACGCCGCGACTTCACCGCCAGCCGCGACTTCGCCGCCAACGGCGACGGCGGCACCTGGCGGGCCAACGATCGCCGGTCTGAGCAAAGAACAGATCCTGTCGGGCTTTATCCACGAGAAATACCACATCCCGCAGGAGGGGTCGGAAGCGGCCAATCGCACCGCCATCATCCAGGACATCGTCAACGACCCGGCGAATAAGGATCTGACGCCCGGTCAGCGCGCGGCGATGGTCGAAGCAAGGATCTCCGGCCTGAAAGCGATCGAGCGCACCGGCACCTACAAGTTTGAGGCGGCGACCGCGCC